TGGATATAAAAAATGAAAAATAAACGAAATATGGGTCCTACAGGATTATTTCGGGTTGGGACCCGACCCCCGCCCCGCCCCGCCCCGCCCACACCCCGCACCTCATTCACAATGTCACTGTATGATACGGGATATTGTATTGGACACACCATTGGATACATTTTTTGATATTGGTATTTATAAGACTATCGATTTTTTCCTGTTTGTATTTGGATTCCATCAGAGAAATCGTATAATGGATATTTTGTATCTGTTTTTTCCCAATTGCCACATTATATTCTTCTATATTTCGAATGAAAATACCCGGTGTATGACATTTCAAAAAGGAAAATATATAATCATCTGGACAGTTGGTTGTCGCCGAAACCATCTTTTCGAATTCACTCAAAAAATACGGATAAAACGATTCGCAATTGTCGTGAATAAATCCCGTACAAACAATGTATTTTTCGGAATTGGCATATCGGCTCGTATTCGGTTTGACAATATATGTTTTTTGGTAAAACGACGACAACAGATAGATTAAATCCACGGTATGTTTCATAAAACAATCGAATACCTTTAAGACAAACGAACCGTCACGTTTCTGTAAACAAACCGCATAGGCAATTTGCGCAAAGAGTAATTTTGTGACGTGTATCTCTTGCATATTGAAATCGGTGGAAAAATCGAACCCGCCATCCCCCGTAATAAAGTTCATAGTTCCGCCATACTTTTCTTTACAATAGACGAAATTTTCCACAGACAGAATATTCCCTGTTTGATCCGCCCCGTTTTCCAACAGGACGTTTTTATTCGTTTTCAAAAAATTGGCCGTTTTTTTCCAACCGGGAATATTTTCATCTTGTTTGTCTTCTAATAGGGTCATTCCAATATAGATATCGTCTTTATGATGGACACTGGATTTTCTCATATAGGACAATGCCTCGATAAACCCCCCGGGTCCTTCGGCCAAATGAAAAGACTGGATGGATTGATTCGGGAAAAAAATGTAGAAGAGATGGATGATTTCGACCATTTTAAAAAACGACCGCGAAAGTGGTTTGATAGTAGATATGCTTTTGTGTTTGTTATTAATATTTGTATGAATATATTCATACGGATTTGTTATTTTTTTATAGGTATTCCAAAATTTCTCTTTTGCCGTAATCTTCTCTTTGATATTATAGAGATAATGCGCCAAAGAATTCGAAATGATGGGCGTCGGTTTTTCGGATTGCAGTGTCAAACATAGGTTTTTGTATATATCAAAATGTGATCTTGGTAATAAATAATAGGTCATTGTATATGTTTTATGTAAAAACGGCTAATTATAATATTGTAAACTTTTTATGTCGTTTGTATATGATGTCCATATTTCCCCATCCCACCCATCCCACAATTATTTATTTCGCCGGTTCTCCTTCGGCGTCAGCGGCAGCGGCAGGCGATGATTCTACAGGTGAATATTTCGCCAATACCATTTTGGGTTTGCGAGTCTTGCGCACTTTCGGTACGGCAGCGGCAGCGGTCTTCTTATCCATCTCCGAAATAACCTGTTGGATCTCGCGGTCGTCTTGTTCCATTTCTTCGTCGATGCCTTTTAAGCCGTGTTTCTGCATTAATCGTCGGGTTACTTTTTCGGTATCCACATTCATGGTTTTCCGAAAAACGAAGAATCGGTTTAGAAACGAAATGGCGCGTTCTTCGGCAGTCATATACATTGCCTTGCCATAATTGGCCGATAAATTACGATTCTGTTTGACATCCGATTCCATCTTTGAATACATTTCACTGAATAATCCCGTTCCATTGGAAAGTCCCATATTTTCCGCTTCGTCTTTTGAAATCAAGACGAATCCATATAGTTCCGCAATCTGTTTCATATAGTCGAAATTCACGAGATATTCCGACAACAATCGATTAATGGTTTCATAAAATACATTAATCTTGTATCCCAAACACATATCATTATCCGGAAACCCGGTGAAATCATACGCCTTTTCAATTTCGTGTATCTTTTTCCCCTGTTTCATAATGACATGGCTATTTCCCATTGGAAGGCTTTCCAGCATCTTGAACACCGTTTTACCGTCATAACAAGTTCCGATGAAATACCCATTTAATCGAGTGCATTCGGCCACATTGCGCATAAATCCCAGAAACGTTTTCAGGTTTTCAAAGAAATAGTGGATGCAAAACATGGCCGAACTTATATGGAATCCCTCTTGTGCTACGCCGTATTGACGATGTACGCCTTTTCCCAATTGACCCATATCTTTGGGACCATTTCCAAAAATAGCACGGGCAATTTCCCGGTCTTTGTCTCCGAAAAACGCTTTCCCATCGCGGATATTGACCACGCTATTGCCGTGAACAAAGAGTGCATACGGCATTTTCGCGCGTTTCTTACGTTCTTCGAGGTATCGCGCGCACGCACTGTCGTGATTATTATAAATATTATCTTTGGACAAATCGATACCAAAAACGAAATCCAGTTTTGCCCGAATCCATTTCGACAAATCCCCGCCGGCTCCTACAGAATAATCTATCAGGATATCGCCGCGATTCGATACCGAACTGATTAGCCGGTCTTTGACAAACCGATTGTGGAAATCACGGAGACCGCGGGTAATACTGACGGATTCCGTGCGATTATAATAGACATCATCCTGTATGACATTTGTAGGAATATCCGCACCGGTTCGTATCATTGCATCCGTGATGGGATTATGCAGCGAATGCCAATTATTATTCGCAACGTGATACGCATTCCCGTATTCTCGCGCACCGGCACGCAATGAACCCGTTTTATCATATCGAACACGTAATGGAATCCATCTCCATCCAATAGGATTATTCATTTCGTATCGGAATTCGACAATCATATCTTCTTCGAAATACTGGCCTTCTTCGGTTACCATAACCATATTGGTTCCGTCTTGTCGCAACATAATATTGCAAATACTGGCGTTGGTATCATATGGATTTGTGGGATAAAAGGGTTCGGGTCGGTATACATCTTCATTGTCGACATCGCCGTCATTGTTGAATCGGTCGTGTATGATATCGGCACAAGGGTTCAAATATCCGTGTATATTTTCGCTGAATCCGCATCTTAAAACCAATGTTTTGTATTGCGATATTTCCTGCACGTGAGTCAGATTGCGTCCCTCTTGGAAAATATTGTGTATATCGTCTTTCCCGCGTTTATCCTTTTTGACACTCACCAGAAAATCAATCGTGTTTTGTTCGACTGGTTTCCATTTAAAGGAACGGTCCCAGGTGGTCTTTCGCAATGGCGCGGATTGTCCTACACGGTCACTTCCGACTCCCGTGTTAATGGGGGTGAAAATGAGACCGTCTGTAAAATACTCGTATTGTCCGCCTTGAATATTCGAGAGAATTTCCGAACATTTTTCGAATATACTGTGTGATTCCGACCCCACTGCGAAATTCTTGCATTGAATACGCATTTTGCATTTGAAAGGTGATGGTTCGGTTTTGGATATTTTGCCAGAACGGGCATCCATCCAGGTCGTTTCGCCATTTTTATTGAGAACCGGTTTCCAAATTCGTTTTTTGGCTTTTTCGTCGGTGGACACATACAGAGGTTGTGGATTCAATCGGCTGACAAAATCATTCAATAATATTAATCTGTATTTGTTTTTGTATTTTTCGCCTTTGGACGCCGCCGCTGTCGTATCCTTTTTGCGTTCGCCTTCCCCTTCACCTTCTTGTGTCTCTGCCCCCGCCGATTCATCGGGATTGGGTAAAAACGCCAAATCGCGAACGCTGACTTTGTGTATATAATAAATATCGAATGCCGTATACAAATCAATGAACCGTTTTTTGCTATCGTATTTGATATGTTCGCCATCCAAAATCGACATCCACAAGACTTTATCTTCCGTTTTCATTCCGGTAAATACCACATTCATATTGGTATCAATCAAATAAATCCGGCCATTGTCGGCAATATACATCATTTTGCGGTCACCATCGGCTTTTTCGGTCACACAGTATTGATTGCGGATGTTGGGAATGGCCTTGGTTTCCGGGGTAGGAACCATAATATTTTCCATTTGTAATGTGGTGATACCGGGACCAATGAAATCCCTGTTTGACACGCGGTATTTCGGTACGGAATCTGCATCGCTCTCATCGGCGGTCCCATTCAAAATACGCATATATTCCTGTAGGACACCCGATTGTTCGGTATTTGAAATGGGATAATTCGTTCCTTGTAATCCGCTCAATACAACACGAATACTCTTTCGCAATCCATCCATTAATAAATCGGCGGTATTATAAACCGTTCCATTTCCAACCGCGGTATTGTTGATTTCCAATTCGATTTCGTATTCTTCGGGATTTGTAAATACACCGGCATCTTGAATGGTATATTCGGGAATCATGATTTTGTTGGTTCGGCGGGATGTTTTCACAATACTTAAATCGGCATATACGGGATATGTGGGATGCGAAAACCGGATGCGATTCATTAAACGGAATATCTTTTTGGATTCCGTCCATCGGTCCAGAATTTCTTTCCCGATTTTCGTATGCAATCCATATGATTGTTCCAATTGATACGAAACGCGGAAATTGAAATCGGTGAAATCCACCGGTTTAATAAACGCCCCCGATTCGTCTTTACCGCTCAATTTTTGTGTGAAACTGAGTTTATTCGAAAGTCCCGATGCCATTTCATTCAGTTTTTTCAAATCGTTTGTCCTACAGTATTCTTGTATTAGGTCCATACCGTGAATTTCCGCACGTATATTAGACATTTTGGTCACACCGGTTTTGCGGTCAATATGTTCTGGGATAACACGGAGAATATGTTGTCCATCCGCATTTTCCGTTTCGAATCCGGCGGAATATAAATGTTTGACCACATTGTCGAAATGGATTTTCGTAAATGGTTTTTTTCCGCCACCACCACCTCCACCGCCACCACCACTACTATTGAATCGAATCTCGAATTCATTGGTTTTGTAATCGTGACGCATAGATGGATTTGAATCTAAATACTGAGATACGAGTTTTGTAAATGCGGCATTCAATTGTTTCGTATTTTCTGTCATTGCAAATATATAGATATATATATCTATATATTTTTATATTTCGCATCAATTTTATTATACTTTATGACCATACACACATCTGTTTGACCAAATTATACAAATCCATTTTTTTGAGTTTTTTACCGGAACACGTGGTCGCGTGTTCATTCAAATTGACCTGTAGGAACTCGGCCATATATTCCAAATCTTCCATTTTATAATTCGAGGCGGCTTTTATGGGTGTTTCATAATGGTCTAAACAAATCATTTTTTCAGAGATGTTCATTACCAAATCCACTGTAGGACACGTTTCAACAGAATATCTTATTTTGTGTTTTGGATTAGTCGGCGAGTTCTTGTATAGGATCATACAGGGATTTTTGGATGGGGTCTCCGACGCGTCCGCCGACGCCTCCGCCGAATCTGGCTTTCCGTTGAATTTCAAAAATACATTGCGTTTTTGGTCGACTATCCAAATATTCTTTTCGTAAAACACGGACATTGCAATGACCACTGGAAAACTGGTGGTCGAAGTCTGTGTATGACAATCCGACTGAATCTCTTGGATAGCGCCTTTGGTGACTTTGTATGAAGTCGCCTTCATTTTCAATTTGTTTTCGCTTTTATTTAAAAATTCGGCGATTTTCTTTTTCTCGTTCAATTCACATAATCCATAATTGGTAGTTATGCGTTGATATTCGGAGATGCCATATACACCGATATATATGGACCAAAAAAGGGTGTCGCTGCATACTGCCGCTGCGGGGTCATACAGGGATTTTGGTTGGGGCGGCGAAGCCGCCGCGGGCGGGGGCGGGGGCGTGGGTGGCTTCACCGCCTGTTTTTTCGTGTATGGATTCATTGTGATTTCGGATTCGTGGATGCTTGTGGTGGTGGTGGTGGTGGCGGTGGTGGCAGCAGCAGCGGCAATGAAGGGATGCTTGATTGTGGATTGTGTGTTTGAAAAAGCATAGTCTTGGAATGATTTCGTGAATGTGTATTTTTCCAATTCTCTGAAACTCTCTTCAAATGTTCGATTTACAAATGCAAAATTAGTCATAGTCATTGTATATTACAATAAAATATATTGAAATATCTTTATGTGATTTTAGGAGGTGGTATAATCTATCCATCAAAAAATGTATTTTTGAATTCGTTTTTTTGTATTTCGAATGTATTCAACGACGATTCTTGTTGTTCGGTATATTCGATATACTTGTGAATTTCCTGTAGGACATCTTGTGGTAAATAGGCTAAATTAATATAAATTCCATTCTTGTTTTCGTTGATTTTAATTGTAGGATGTTTATGTATGATTTTCAAGATTTCAATTTGATGATGTTTGTTCATTTTCTCGACGACTTCTTTGACCATTTCTAATGAAATGGGTGTAGGATTTGTATCTATACACGTTTCATCCATATTATATTGTGTGTATATGTATGTATGTATAAACATATATATCAAATATTTATATTGTTTCAATTATCGGAATAGTATTCGTCGATGGTGTCATCACCACCCTCCACTATCCCCACACCATCCCCTTCTTCTTCATATGCTTCAATGGCATCCATACTTGCGCTTCCACCACGATGTTTTCGTCTGTCTGTATTATTATTATTATTATGACCAATCTCTGATTTCGGATCTATTAATTTCGAAATAACACTAATATATGTATCATTCAATTCATACCGAACACCAATGACGCGCACTTGTATCCGTTCGTTTTCTTTGATTTCATTGAAATGTTGATTTTGATAATGATGATCGCGAGCCACGAAAATCGTAATGGGAACATTGCCTTTTTCGTCCACAACTTCGGCGTGAATTCCGGCTTTGGTAATTGTTTTTGTCATACAGTCAATTATCATTCCCTCCACCGGATTACATATGAGACATTCATAGGTCACACAGAATTCTACGTTTTGTCCCATTACATTTCCCGATGAATATGTGAGTATTTGAATCGATTGCGGTTTTACAAATCCTTCGGGAATACATTTTCCTTCTGCGCGTTCCGAAATAATCTTTTCTAAATTCTGTTTGATGTTTTTGCCGATGGCCGTAATAGGAATCGCGATTTTACTGGTTAGCATCGAACGAATATAGACGCCATAGATTCTTTCTGTAGTTGCGGCAGCATTGGATTTATTGTTTCGTGGTTGCATTTAAATATATATATGTACGATATATTTAAGTCAGTTTGATATTTTATTAATCAATTTTATTGACCGGGTTATATGATTACATGTCTACCACTGTATTCAGTATGGCACTCTCGGCGTCATAAAACCGTACATTGGGTGGGTCGGTCCGCGTCAAATGGCGCATCAATATTTCCAACAGAATACACAATTGTATTTTGTCAATATTTTCCAATTGTATTCCCCGCGATTGATACACGTCCTCCCCTAAAACATGGTTTATCTTTTCAATGATTCGCGGTTTGCTCATAATATCACATTTCACACCCTTGTTGTTTTTATTGTTTTTCTGTGTCGTATCCTTCACTTTAAATACAACTTCATTCCCTTTGAATGGATGCATAAATCCTACAAAATGATTTACGTTGTTCAATGGGACAATGAGTTTTTTCAGAGGTGCCATTAATTTGAATTTGTCTTCGGGAGATATTTTCGTCCATTCACGCGGATTGGTTTTGGATTGTTTCAAAATAACATAACTATTTTCATTGGAGAATATGACCGCCGTCATGGTTGGAATGACCAATAATCGTTCGTGAAAATATTGATTTATTTGACTAATCAGAGAATGGTCTGTAGGATTCGCAATTGGTTGGAAATATTCAGACAATAATGCCTGTTTTTTAGTATTGGTGAGAGTATCCATATAGTGTCGCATAGCATAGAAATCAATATCTTCCGGAATGAGTCCATGGACTTTATTGAGAAGCATTTTCAGAGATTTCTTTTCGCGTTTTTCAATTTCCCGTTTAGAACCATTTGTTGCCGCCGCCGCCGAAATGGCGACGTCTCGAGGGTCATCTCCAAATTTCAAATTAAAGAACCAATCTATTTTCATTTCTTTGGTCGGTTTCTTCGGATTCGGTGTTTGAATACATTGAATTATATCTTGATAAATTTCATTGGCCAAATTAGAATAATCCTGTTGGACATTCTCTGATACTTCTGATATTTCTTTCGGTATTTTTTCTTTTATAGATTCAGAGATTGTATTTTCCAAACCATCTGTTTGAATCGTATCCGGTTTCTCAATCGAAATCTGCCGTTCTACCGCCAATATTTGCGGATTTGGGTTCAATTCCAAATTCAATGAACCGCGTTTATAATCCACGGGCATGGTTCGTTCATACACACTGGCTTCTTCGTCCGTGATTTCCATTGGCTGAAATGCATAATAGGTACTCTCGGTTTTCCCATCAGAGGCAACACCCATTTTTTCAATCAAGTACCCCCTTCGGTCATATTTGTCGGTCAAATATTCATTTTGGTTGCCAATCAAATAGGACAATGTATGATATATTTGTTCTAATGGATACTTTTTGACAATATTTATTTGATGAATCAGAGATTTCTCTGAATAAAATGTTCGTTCTTTGAATAATTGGCGAATACGATCCACAATTTGTTCTTTGGTGGAATTCACGAATTTTTCATTGTATGTCATAAAGTTAGATTGTCCTCGTTTCTCACGAGCATTGGGTAAGCATTGATATTCGCAATTGTCCATATAGTCACATACATCGGTATACGATTCGCGTTTATCTCCGATTTTAAAAGGCAATAATTCTGTTTGACTTGAAAGACGTAATCGAATATTCTGGTTATTCAATTCTTCGAATAATTTCTCTTCGGTGAAATTGGTTTGTTCTATATTTAATAGACAATCCACCGCGGTTTGTTTTAACATTCGTGTGATTTTCCCGATTTGCAACGCCTTCTTTTCGGCCAATCGATAAATGTATAAATCGACGGCCTCGGTCTCGGACGCCGCTGACGCCGACGCCGACGCCGCTGACGCCGACGCCGACGCCGCCGATTCAAACAGGGTACAATGTAAATAGATTTCGACATTGCGTTCGATAAAAGGGATACCACAATGACTCATATTTCGGACACCACGCCCAATAATCTGTTCAATTCGATTCATATTATACCACGGTTCCAATACGTGTACTTGCCGAATCCATTTGAAATCGAGACCCTCTGAACCGGCTTTCGAAATCAAGACCACTTTGATTTCTCGACCATCCTTGTTGGATGTATTCGTAATCGCTTTAATATCTTCCGCATTATTCGGTGAATAGGTCACATCTCCCGTAATCATTACATATTTGGCAGGATAAAAAATGTGACCCGTTCTATTTTTGCTACGGGGGAGTCGAGTAAGAGCATCCAAAGGTTCTGTAGGAGGGGTCTTAAAGAGTGATCTTGCGGGTAGACCGCCATCCGCGGAAGGAGACGAATATTTAGCGAATCCCATTTCTTCCAATGCTAATGCAATGGGAACTACACCACCATCAATATATTGCGAATATATGAGTATAATACCATCCGAAGATAATACTGTTTGACAAATGCTGGCTATTTTTGCGCTGTAATTTTTGAGATTTTCTGGATGGAAAATTCTTCCATATTTTTTCACAATCTCTGACTTATATGCAAAATTAGTTCGAATATAGGGAGATTTTAAAACAGTACTGGTTGTAATACGGTCCAATCCGGCTTTGCCAATCATGGTAGATAATAAAGCATTATTGTGTTTGACACGGTCCGATGACCCCGACCCCGACCCCACACCCATTTCTTTGTCGTCCAAAATAAAATCTTCGTCTGGATAAACGATATTGAGTGCTTCAATCGGGGCTTGTAACATCGTGTATCCAAACGAATCCATATTTTGGATATTCCCCATTTTTTTACTATGAATAATCTTGTCATACACTTGATATTGATATGTATTTGTGTTGACCATATCTACATACAGGGGTAATTTGCGTTTCTGTTGTTCATTGGGAATCGGATTCCCATTGAGTTGTCTTACAGGGAATTTGTGTGATTGGATGGCACGGGGTTTGGCAAAATCCGCGGGATAAATCCTGTAGGGGAAATTATAGGGGTTCTCGCCACGGACATAGGATACATATCCAATTAATTTACGTTTCAATAAACTTTCGCCGGATTCAATCTCTGAATGTTTCCCCGATTTTGTTTTTTTATTTTGGTTTTGGAACTCCCCATCTGCATCAAACACTTGACTTACTTGTATTGTATTGCGTTTGTCATTGGTATTTAATAGATTTAATAGCCATACGATTTCCGTGTAGGAGTTGTACATGGGCGTTGCCGACAAAACCACCAATTTCATATTTTGCGAATATTTCGCCACTTTCATTAAAAGGGTTGTCGTCCGTTTATTCTTATTATCATCTGTAAGACGTATATTATGAACCTCATCGATAATGACCAGACGATTATTGAAAAAATGTTGTATTAATGCGCGTTCTTTTCGTTCTTTTTCCATCTCTGAAAGGTCCGTCGAAATACGGATTCGTGATTGAATATAATTGGCGAATTCGACATATCCCATAAATACATAATATTGATTTATGACGGCTTGAATAAGTGCAATGATTTTCTCTCTGGTAAGACCGCTCATATTCATTGGATTGATTTCTTTTAAAAGCGAGTTTCCTACACAGGAATTGATATTCCATACGCCATTTTCCTGTTTTAATTTTCGGGGGTCAAACAGTTGTATTTTGAAGTTCTGTTGGACATTCGGCGTGGCAATAATGAATATACTCTTTGTAAGACCGATTTGTTTCATAAAAGAACGCGATTCTTCGGCGATTCCGATTGCGCTACACGTTTTACCGCTTCCTAATCCGTGGAAAAGCAATAGACTATTGTAGGGCGTATCATTAGAAAGGAAATTTCGGACAAAAAGTTGATGAGGGGCTAATTCGAATTTGGTATTACAGAGTATATCGGCGTATTCTTCGATATTGTGTATCTTGCCGTCGTATCGCGTATCTGTAAATTCTTTTTTGTTGGCAATTTCTTGAGAAAAATGGGGATCGTTCAGAGATGGATACAGAAAATCATTGTGTTTTTTCGAATCATATTCGGCACGTTCGGGGTCCAACAGGTTATTTTGGTTTGTGGACGATTCAGAGACGGTGGCGGAGGTGGCGGAGGTGGCGGCGGTGGCGGCGGGAATAGGAGTAGGAGTAGGTGCAGCCGCTGCTATGGGGGATGGGGATGGTGGTGGTTCACGTGGAGTCGCGGGTTTAATGGAGGACAATGGCGAAAGAGACGAGTTCGAAGAGGATTGTTTATTGGTGGCGGGGGCAGCAGCAGCAGTGACAGCAGCAACCGCAACAACCGGCGACGATTTCAATACCCATCCTTGAAGTCCCTTATCATTATTAATAAAATAATAACCTGTATGACGATTGTAATCCCGGTTTTTGCCACGAATGGGTATTGTAAATGTTTTGTCGGGGTCATACAGATTAAATAGATAGTTCAGGTTTTGGACATTCATCAAAAATATAATACCGGTATCTTTTGTAATTTGGGTTCTTAAAGGAATATCGAATTTCAGAGAATTCTTGCGTAATTTCGATTTATCATAATATCCGGTTTTGGAGTCTTTGTACGAATCCAGATGTTGGATAGGTTCTGTATGTGTCTTAAACCAGTCAATGATGGTCCGACTATGTTGTAGATTCTGTATATCAAACGGAACCGGTTTCTTTGCTTTCGTAGATGGTTGTGGTATGTTTGCAACAGGTGATTTTCGCCGAGTCTGTTTTCTGGGTTTTTGACGAGTTTTTTTTATGGTTGTAACATCCGACATACTTTATATATACAACATAATTTATATATAAAGAATTTACCGAAAAGGGTGGTAGGGGGAATGGGAAGGGGTAGGGGAAGGGGTAGGGATGACCGGGGTGGCTTCGCCACCCCCCTAATAAACAATCCTGTAGGACGTCAACGATTCATTCACATTTTCTAAAATGCGTATTTTTTCTAAATTATAAGGTCGTATGCTTTCAACCGCTTCTTTAAATGGTCTCCATTCCAATTTGCTGACTTCGTCGTTTTCTTGGAATTTCATTTTCAACGAATCCCCGTAATTCATGTACATGACAAAATATTTGTGTTTATAAGATTTGTAATTCGAACCAATGAAAATTTCTTCATACGGCAATATATTATCCATATTTGTCAAACAGAATTTATTGTATCCCGTTTCTTCGGAAAACTCGCGCACGGCACATTCATAATCTTTTTCCCCCTGATTTCGTCGACCTTTCGGGAATCCCCATTCCGGTTCTTGCCATTTATTCAAACGGTTGCGTTCTTCGATTAATGTCGCCAAAGAATAATACTCCGAATGGCTAATGACACCTTCTGTAAGATTTTTGAATTTGTCCGATGAAACGGATTCTTCCATTTGATATTGGGCGATCGTGGATTTAGAACCATTCCAAATCGTATTCCAAATAGTTTCGAATTTCTGTTGGCGAATTATCTCAATCTCTGAATCCGTCATTTCATAAAACAAATTCAAAATGTAATCGCGATTATACACCGAATATTTTCCACGAACGAAATCCATGAATCCCAAAGTATGTTTCCTACATATCATTAAATATTCGTGAATATTCGTGGTTGGATGTATCCGAAATGCAATGACTCCAATACTAATGATGGGCATTTTGCAATTATTAAATATATGACCACTTTTCCCGCAATTATTACAGTATATATTTGTAATATCCATTTTCAGTTATTGTAAAAAACCACTATATGATTTGCGAAAAACCATTTATATAGTTTCCCAAGGGAATAAATTATCCGACAATAGTTATATTTGCAGTTACACAATGAAATTCGAGCCAGATGTATGGGGTCCTCATTATTGGTTTTTCCTACATACGATTGCGATGTCATATCCCGAATACCCGAATGCGACGACCAAACGAAAATACTATGATTTAATACAGAATTTCCCAATGTTTATTCCCGACAAGGACATTGGCGATAAATTTAGTAAGACTCTCGACAAATACCCGGTAAGACCCTATCTGGATAATCGCGATTCTTTTGTCCGTTGGGTGTGTTTCATACACAATAAATACAACGAATGGTTGAAAAAACCGGAAATATCTTTAGCCGAAAGTTATCACCGATATTTGACACATTATACCCCTAAACCCGTGGTAATAAGTGAACGAATCGGTATTCACAAGAGATATATATTGGCTATATTCGTCATTTTGGCGTGTATTGTCATATACAATCTTTATGGCTAATCGAGGTGGTCATATAGTATAAATAATATATATATGCGTATTGAAATATATATATTTTTAATTACCGCTTTTTTAATATGGTATATTTATACGGACGGAAAATACGTGAAAGACTTGTGGAAATGGAAAAAATATTATCAAATGGTGGGAATTGCCGTAGGGGGATTGTTTATGTATTGGCTATTCAAACAGAATCCATTGAGTGCACAACAGATGATTATGACCTCGAATGACTATATCAAATATCTACCTTTAGACAACACAACATCGAGTATATTATCGCCCATATTGGATTTCACTTCCAAAAACAACTTTGGCGGAGGAGGGGGTGGTGGTGGTGGTGGTGGGGCCGGCATCGGCGGCCAACGACCCATCATACAAATGGGAGGTGGTGGAAGCGAATATGCGACGCAAGCACAAAATAACCCTGTAGGACAACCCGTGGGAGAACAACGCATAATGCAATCCGGAAAAAAAGGGACGAAACGTTCTGTAAGTGAAACCAAAAAGAAATTCGTGGCGGCACGTCAAAGTTGGCATTGTGGCGATTGTCAAACACAATTATCTGCGTGGTTTGAGGTCGACCACAAGGTTCGATTGGAATATGGTGGTAGCAATCACGTAGACAATTTAGTCGCATTATGTAGAGAATGTCACGGTAAAAAAACGGCAATGGAAAATCTCTGATTGGTTGGTTCCATAGAATGGGGGGATGGGGGATGGGGGGATGGGGAGGTCCAACATCAATAAAAATATAGTGTAATATTCTATATGGATGATTTGGTATTAAAATTATTATTAGCAATCCTGTTTGTGGCCATTGTGATTGTTATTATATATTATGGAATAACGGATCCATTATTACAAACGACCAGATTGTATACATACATATTTAGTATTGTAATTCCATTAATCGGTATTTTGCTATTTTTAAAAGAAGATATCGTGAATGCGGGAATTGCCAATTGGTGGTATATATCCATCTTTTTGGGAGGGTTGTTGGCAGTGACTGCTATCATTGCCCTGTATTACTACTTGCCCACAGGTTCTACGAGTCTATTTGTCATAAATAGTATTATTTTTCTATTCCTGTTTTTGATCGTCGCAATTGGTTTGGCAATTGTATACAACATCGGAGAAGAATATTTCTCAAAACAAACCGGATTATATAATGTATGGATTCAAGTCTTGTTTTATATACCCTGTTTGATAAGCGACTTCATTTTATATATATTTGAAGAATTCAGTATAATACCCAATATGGTGTTTGTATTATTTATCATAGAGATTGTATTGGTTTTAATGTATGTATATGGCGAAGATGTGGCGAATAAGGTGATTACAAATGGGGGGAAGGTATTGTTGGCAGATTACCGCCAATTAAATAGTGTCAATACGATTGCAGATTCCCGGCAATTTCAAATAGATTCGCCGAAAAAGAAAAATGATAAAGATAATGAAGAACGGTCAAGTTGTGTAGATGTTACGGGTAAAGATGCATATGACCCGGATTTAAAAGACCATTCTGTAAGTAACCCAGATAAACCTTATGATACCCCCCGTAAACCCACATTGAAGGGTATAGATGACTCTGGTTATAAATCGACTGGTATAGACGACCCAAAGAATGATTATTGCAAATTCAATCCGTATTTGATAATGGATGTGAGTAATGCAGTGCAATGTGGATTGGTTGATATAGAAGATATTCGAGACCCCAAAGTATATAATCGTCCTGATTTATACGATTCTATTTCAAAAACGGTGAATGATAATTATATTGCACAGCTGAATGCTCAAACACAACCCGTTTTTAATACCAATTATTCGATTACATTTTGGGTATATTTGAATCCAAAACCGGAAATATTCCAACATAGCCGTGAATATAATATTTTGAATTACGCGAATCAAACAGATGATTATCAGGGGAACGGTGGAAATCCCAAAGTGACTTTTTTAAATGATTCTTGCAATATTTATTTTACAAATAATCCCAAGTGTTTGACAAAAGGAAAATACAACTCTGAATGTATGTACAATATTAAATTGAAAAGTCAAAAATGGAATTACTTTGTATTTAATTATTCTTCGGGACATCATGCCGATTTATTCATAAATGGAATTTTAGAAAAAACATATAAATTTAGCGATAATATGCCAGTTTATTCGAAATCGGACCAAATCAATATAGGCGAATTAAATGGTGCTTATGGATATATTTGCAACGTAATGTATTATTCTCAGCCATTAATGAAATCACAGATTGCCAATTTTTACAATTTATTGTCTGTTCGAGATCCGCCAATATTAAAAATGTAACAGTATAAAAATATATAATATTTATATACTTTATAATGAACGCTTTATTGATTGTTTTAGGAATTGTAATTGTCATATTGGGTTATGTTCTATATTTGTCATATCAAACTGCACCTTCTGTAAATTTAATGGATTTGGGAAAAGACAATAGTTCAAAGTGGCTTACTACCGCAAAATTTCCCAAAGTTGGAAGCAGTACGAGATATGCTTATGGTGTTTGGATTTATGCAAACCAATTAGGTCAAGCGGGAGAATCTGCAAATAATACCGTTTTTTGTACATTAAAAGAAGGTAAAACAAGTCTCACTGGATTGCCAAAATATAAAGTAGAAGATGAAAAATATACATTTGTTGTATATTTCGATTCAAATAAACCAATATTACATTGTGGAATTAAAACACAAGCAAAAGATTCCGGAAAAGTTTCGGAAAATTCTTGTCCATTAGGATCTGGTACTTGTACCGATACATTTGATGTGATTATTACAGATAATTTCACATTACAAAGATGGGTATATTTAGTGATAAGTGTAGACAATTTATTCGTCGATTTATATTTAGATGGAAAATTAGTAAAATCGGTGAAAATGGTTAATTTACCATATCAAGATAATTTGAATATAGTTAGTGTAAATATTAGCGAAGCGGATGCAAAGAAAAAGGCATCCACCGTCTTTGGATATTTACCTGGATTTATGCTTGCCAAATTTCAGAGATGGGAAACACCTTTAGACCCACAATCGGTATGGAATTATTACATGCAGGGAAATGGTCAAGGTGGTTCTGGTTCAAAATACAAAGTAAATCTGGATTTTGTAAAAGATAATAAATTAACTACACAATGGAATCTTATGTAATTAGTGTTTAGTAAAAACAGACAAAACAGACAAAACAAACAAAACAAACAAATAATATAATATATTATATTATATTATACAATATGAATTTAGAAAAACCATTAGGAGAACAAATGTCAAATTCATTAAACATGAATCCAAATGCAATTGGGGATAGTGTATCTGGTATGGCGTCTTCGATGGGCGATTCATTGAATGCCGCAAAACAATCCATGAATAATTCTCTGAGTGAATTTTCCAATGCAGATGCAGTAGGTGCAACTTCTTCCTTTTTGGAGTCCAACAGTATGATTGCCAAGTTCATCTTTTTGATTTTGGTAGTCATTGGATTTGTATTTATTTTTAGATTGGCGGTTATGATTATGGGATATTTTATACAACCGGACCCAAATCCATATATTATTAAAGGAATGTTGGATGGAAATGTGTTAACTAATATTTCAACCAATCCATTAAATAAAAAAGCAATCCAGATTATGAGGTCAGACAATGCAAATTCGGGATTGGAATTCACATGGTCAGTTTGGCTGAATATACAAGACAATAACAATGGTCAAACAAATCCTACTTATAATAATGTTTTTGTGAAAGGGGATGGTAATTTTGATAGTACAACTGGAATTTCAAATGTAAATAATGGCCCAGGAATGTATATTGCAAATAAAAAAGCAAATGGTTCGAATGACAGATCATATGCATCATTGTATGTTATAATGGATACTGTAGTAAACCCTGGTGATCGTCCAAATGCATCGGACCAAATAAGAGAAGTTTTTGATATTTCAAACATTCCTATGAAAAAATGGGTTCATGTGGCGGTTCGTGTACAGAATAAAATAATGGATTTATATGTAAATGGAACAGTAACTTCGCGAAATATGTTCATACATATTCCTAAACAAAATTATAGTGATATTACTGTTTGTGGAAATGGTGGATTCAATGGCAAATTGTCGAACTTGCGGTATTTTGCACATGCATTGAATGTATTGGAAATTAATAGTATTTTAGCACAAGGTCCAAATACAAACCCAATTTCAAATATTGATGCACCGAAATCAATGCAATACCTGTCTATGAATTGGTATTCGAATCGTATGTAAAAATATACACGCAAGTCATATACATCCATACAATTATCATACAGTATATTATACTGTATGACAAACGTTTGTGATAATCAGGGGTTTTTAGATATGATGGCGAATCGCCGTTATGCATTTATTTATAATGTACCCCCACCTCGTATTAATTCATTGGACCAAACACCATATAATAAAATCAATACATCTACTGGAAAACTGGTCACACAATATGATTTGAGTATGCGCCGCAAAGCGGAAATTTTGAAATACAGTAGTAATTTACAATCTACTCAAACAAATAATTTTACCAAAAATCAGAGATGGGCACAAATTTCGAAAGGAAATTATCAACGGTTTAGTCCGTCATTATATACGCAAACTACAAATCCGGTTACGGGGACTACCAGTTATACTTTGAATTGCAACACAAATGGCATTGTAAAAACGCCTTCATATGCTTGTGATGTTCCGGGTCCATTAACGTATCTGTATGAAGACCCCAATGTAGATTTGTATATGTTACAAAGCAACGTGGATGCATATGCATTGATTCCTACACGACCTCTCCTTCCATTTACCATTCAAAATTTGGGTGTAGGATTCGCCACACCAAGTAATACGAACTATACACTTCCTGTAAAATTCTCTACCATTATTACCACAAATAATGTGTTGACCAATTTCACCGTTTTCACGGTTTCGGTTCCAGTTGCAATTCGATTTATGGGAACGGTTTCCAGTTCGTCAAACAGTGTTAATTATTCATTTATGACACCTGTATTAAATGCGTATTATGCCGATACGAATCAAGACAATCCTCAAATTCCATATGATGCGAATTCCGACCCGAATAATTCATATAGTGTTAATGGTTCATATGCTTCGGGAATCAGTTCTGGAACAATTTCATTTAATGTGACGAATACAGGAGAGACATTTGGATTTGATGCGTATATTGGAACTGTACAATTTTCATCTTTGAAACCATTACAAACGTATCCTCAATTTGTATATTCTTTTGCATTGTCTTTTATTAAATTGTCAAACAGTGTAACTTTGAATGGCGTGGCTACAAATAATTATAAAATTGTGATAAATCCACCGGACCCGGATTCGACTACATATTATACTAATAATGTAACTGCAATTTCTTATACGAATCCGAGTCAGAGACCCAATTATTTACCCATGTCGATTTTGTATAATGCTTGAGATTTTGTTTGTGTATGTGGGCGTGTGACTAAAATCATAAAAAAAAGTGTGTTCTTTATGATTATCTTTTATGATTATCTTTTATGACAAATTGATACTATCTATCTATCTATCTATCTATCTATCTATCTACGCCGTATAAATATCATAGTCATCATCATAATCCATCTTTTTGAATTCATTGTAATATTTAAATTTAAAATGTTCTACGTCGATATATCGGAGTTCAAGTCTATGTAAATAACCTTGATTGTATAACCCGACACGGTGACATTCTTCCGTCATCAGTAAATATGCGTGATTCGTCATACGCTCTATAGGACACTTTGCCACCGGAGGTTTATCTCTTATAAATTCGGGCAATGTACCTTCCAAAAGTCGTTCTTGAAATTCTTTTGAATCCATATGTTCAATCCATCCCATTGCGGCTTCCAATATAAGGGACGAAGAATGGTTCGTGTTCAAATTGCGCGATGCCATATATATATCTTCCCAAGTGTTTTCGTTGTTTTTTGACATTTTTATGTATGCAATATATTTTTATATTTTTCTAAAAAGTATTTCAATTTTATTTTTGTGGTTGCGGTTGCGCTTGTTGCGCTTGTTGTGGTTGCGCTTGTTGTTGTATTTGCTGTAACTGCTGTTGTTGATGTAGTTGCTGTTGTATTCTCTGTTGTTGTAACTGCTGTTGTATTTGCTGCGGTTGTTGTGGGCGTTGTTGGTTAGGCATATTTTGGGTCATTGTAGGGTTCATACAGGTCATTTGAGAAGGGAAAACTTGACCCGACATGCATTTATCATCTTTGCCGACTTCGACACATCCGCGTTTATTTTCATATTCACCTACTAAACACCATTGATTTTTTGCAGACGCAATTGAGTTTTGTATCGAATTGTGCGAATTATCCGGTTTAGGATCCTTTTGGTTTAATTTTATGGGTGAAAACTGGATTGTATTGGCCAAATCACTGGGGGTATTGGCCTTACTTGAATCAATGAGTAGGTCTCCTACAGAATGTAATGTCCCTTCTGCAATGTCAATACCCGCTTTAGTAGTATCTCCGACCGCATCTGCCGTTGTATTAATCAATGAACCTGTAGTATATCCAAAAATAGATAATATCTGTAATATAAATGGTTTTATAATGTTGACGCCGGATTCAAAAACATATCCAACTGAAGAAAGTAGATTTATTCCTAAAAGGGAAAATATCAACAAGACCAATAGAATGATAATAAGTGCATTTTGGATATTAAAGACCTGGAAAATATTCGATGAATCGGATGCTGTTTCGGATGATCCATTTTGTGATGGTGCATTTTGTTGATTATTCGTATCCATATATATATTTGTATAATATATTTTATGTTATTCGTTTAACGGGTATTTTATATTTTGTGACCGTAGAATATAAATGGGATTTTTCAGTTTTATAGAATCATTTTTTTTCATAAGTTTAGCAATAACTTTCGTTTTGATTATGATGATTATCTATCATTTTAAACAACGTATTGGAGTTGTTGAAAAAAAGACGGAAACTACAGTTGAAATTTTGAATAATTTAGCCAAAGAAATGAATGTATTACGCGGGTTTGTATTTAATATGAATTCGATGAATTCGATGGGTTCGATGGGTTCAAGCCCGTTCTTTTCGGTCTCTGGTTCAGAGGAAAGAGAAATGGTGAATAATATCACCATTGATTTGAATGATAATATTCAAATTGAACATTTAGATATAAACGAAGAACCAGAAGAAGAAGAAGAGTCCGACGAGGATTCGGATGAGGACGACGACGACGAAGATGATGACGATATCAATGTAAATGAAATTGTGTCCAACAGTATTGAACGTGTTGTAGTCTCTGACAATGAATCAGAGACTGTCCCTGAACCTGAACCTGAACCTGAACCTGAGTCTGTGTCAGAACCAGAACAAATCGTCGAAGAAATATCCATTTCAGACGAGATTGTTCAAACAGAGGATTATTCGAAATTGACAACCAGTCAATTGAAAAACATAGTGTCTGACAAAAAATTACATTCTGGAAATGTAAATAAATTGAAACGTAATGAACTCTTGCAACTATTACAATAAGTTGTCTATCTCCTAAAATACACTTTATTGTAGGAAAGATTCAGAGAATAGGAATACGATAAAGGAATATGATAAGATAAATACCGAGTCAAAAATATATAATATATATTATATATGTTTGAAAACGCACAAAGTATTGAAAATGCCTATTTTGGAATCCGAAGTGTATTACCACCATCTTCTTTAGGATATCATACAAATAATCGCTATGAAGAGTTTCCACCATTAATGGCGGATGGTCGCACAGTTCAAGCCAGTTGGCAACCCGAAGCTGTGAGAAATACGGCTATTTTACAGAGCAATGGTATCAAATCCAACTGGCAATATCGCCAATATTTGACACATAATGCAAAAGAGATTATGCGAATGGATATGAGTGAAGCCGCGAATGATGTAGGATGGTATCAGAGATATTTGGATGTAAATCAAGAAGACAATTATCCCAAATCTCTGAACAGTCCTCATCAAGAATCCCCGTTACGAACTCCTGGATACATTGATCGATCCACTGATTTGAAAAATATGTATTTAACACGAGAACAATTACAATCCAAATTGGAATCACCTGTAATTACATCGGCGGAATTGTCGAGATATACTGGTGGCAGATAGGGTCCACCACCCCCACCCCACACACAACCCCCACACCCCCAAATGTCCTAAAAATAATATTTATGTTTTGTAAATAAATATTATTATATATTATTATGTGCTGGAATCCAGATATATCCATAAATACATTTATTTTTGTTTGTGTATCATTATTATTTATTTATGTAACAAACACTTTTACAAAATATAAATCACCAATGTTTGACAATCCATTAGTTTATTTATTATTATTAACAGTTGGTTCAATGCAACTGATAGAATTCTTTTTATGGAAAAACTTAAAAAACAAAAAAATAAATGAAATCCTTTCTATTATATCGTCTTTTCTTGTTGTATTACACATGTATATTCTAATGATAATGATACCAAATTCAACGATTCGATATAATATATTGTTACTTTATACACTTTTTTTAATAATTTATTTTATATATAAACAAATTTATAATCCAATACTGTATTATACATCTATTGGAAAAAATGGACATTTATCTTGGGAATGGTTTAATTATAAAGGTTATGAAAATATTTGGATTATGATATTTTTATTGTTTTATATAATACCTTTATTTTTAATCAAAAATCATTTATTGTCATTTTTTGCAATAACAACCATGCTTATATCATTCTTTTTTTATTTCAAATATAATACGTTTGGAACAATGTGGTGTTGGTCATTTAACTTATTATTTTTGTATTGCATAATAAATATTTTGTTAATACAACCATATTATGAATATAATTCACTTTGTTAATTTTACATAAAAAAATGCGCCAAGAGGGAATCGAACCCTCAGCTAAACCTTGGAAGGGTTTCATGTTACCTCTACACCATTGGCGCTGCACATATCACACATACATATAACAATGTATTTTATAATATATATAAATATTATTTTTTATATACTAAAACGAAAATAAACCGGCAAATGAAACGAATCATTAGTTTTGATATTGGAATCCGAAATATGGCGTATTGTATTTTTGATATAGTTATATCCGAACCACCGACAATCTCTGAATGGACCGTCCTAAATGTTGGTCAAATAGAAACCTCTCAAACAAATCCCCAACAACAACAACAACAACAATACAAATGTTCCTGTAGGACAAAATCCAAAAACAAATCACAAGACGTACCATCACTATGTGGCAAAATCGCCATTTTCTCTGACCCCAATCCAGACCCAAACACAAAATATTACTGTAGGACCCACGCCAAGACATCTGGATTCCTCCTTCCCAAAAAAGCACACGAACAATCTGCACTCAAGAAACTCAAAGCCGCCGATTTATATACATTTTTACATCCATTTTTACAAAACAACACCCCCACACCCCCCACCACCCCCTTTACAAAAAAACAGGACGCTCTCGATTTTGCAAAAACATATTTTGAATCTCATTCTCTGAAACTCCTTGAAAAACCCATCAATAAAAATGTCAAAGAGATTGATTTACTTACAATCGGACGCAATATAAAAACCCTGTTTGACCAAAGCGCTCAAATGTCCGAAGTCACACACGTAATTATTGAGAATCAAATCTCGCCATTGGCGAATCGTATGAAAACCATTCAGGGAATGGTGGCACAGTATTTTATTATGAAAAATTCCAATATTGTCATTGATTTCATTTCATCGGTAAACAAACTCAAAGGGTTGGTCCCCACACAACCATCCAACAAAATAATCTGTAGGACAAATACGCCGCATCCCACCACCACCACCACCACCCCCACTCCCCCAGAAGTCCTACAGGTTAATTCTATGAGGCCGGCGGAGCCGGTGGAGGCGGCGGCAGCGGTGTCATCAGAATCGAAATCTCTGAAAGATAAATACAAGAAACATAAATCCGATGCAATCGACATTTGTCGCCGGTTCCTAACAATAAACCCCTGTTTGACACACTGGAGTTACGCGATGGATTCACGGAAAAAAGACGATTTGGCCGATTGTTTCCTACAAGGAATATGGTACTTGAAATCTCGAAATATAATAACCTATGCGGAGAACTTAAAAATAAATAGTATATAATTATCATATCATGGAAGTAATCGATTTAGGATTAGATAATTTGGAACCAATCACTTTAAATTTGAATGATGACTTTACTGGACCGTCGTCGTCGTCGTCGTCGTCGTCGGATGTAAATTTCGGTGGAGGAATCGAATTTTTAATGAACAATAATAAGAAATCATCGAGCGGCTTCGGAAATAAAACAAATATAGATTTAGGCGAATTAGACAATTTGGAAAAAGAATTGAACGATCTTTCTTCGGGAACCACCAAAACAGTGAATACTGGTGGAAGTAGCGGGAGTAGCGAATCCAGTACCACCAAATCATTATCTGGGTTCAGCAATTTCTTCGGATTTGGAGGAGGGTCTAAATCCGCCGCCTCTGCCTCAGCTCCCGAATCAGAAAACATTAAAATAGATACAGATTCCAATTTAGGACACGCCACATCGGATTCTATGGGAAATACCAAGACGTGGGATGGATATTCCAAAGTCAACGAAGTCCCAATGGCCTCTTCCAAAATGCCCTCTATGACCGACCGCGAACGTCGTCGTAAGAAACGCGCAATGATTAAGAAATTGGAAGAATGGTATGAAAAAGGAACCATCAAATCACATTCGCATTTCAATATGGATTCCAATTACGAAGAAGTCGAAGATGAGTATGAGACGGCAATGGAAGACAAACGCAAAAAAGACAGTGTGAAACTACAGGGATGGTGGTTTATGACATTTGTCAATTCCATTGAATACGCCAATGCGGCATTCGATCCTTTTGGATTAAATTTGGATGGTTGGGGGGAACAAATCAACGAAGACCTCGATAGTTACGAAGAGATTTTTTCGGAATTACACGAGAAATACAAGGGCGGAAAACTTTCACCGGAATTATCACTTTTATTACGTATTGGATTCAGTGCCGCCGTTGTCAATTTTACCAATAAGGCACTTTCGAGTTCAACACCCGCATTCAATGATGTGATTAAACAATCACCGGAATTGATGAAAATGTTTACGAATGCAACTGTGAGTTCAATGTCACAAAACAGTCCGGGATTCGCATTTGCGAATAATCTGATGGGGGATAGAATGAATCCGCCACCCAATATGGGTCCCCCCCCACCACCGGTAGAAACCAAATCATATCCTGCACCACCTGCATCCCAACGACCGGGAAATATGGTCTTTACGGAACGCCCCGACGGTATCCCAAACAGACCCGATATTGCAATGGGACGCGGGGCAATGTTCCGTGAAGAAGGAATCCCTGTAGGAACTGGCCAATATTCTTCGGCAAATCAATCTGTAAGACAACAATACCAAGGTCCTCCTCCGCAACAACCGCAACCACAACAACCGCAAATGCGTCCCGAGATGCGAGGACCACAAAGTATGGATTTAGATAATATTTTGGCGGGATTAAAACCGAAAGTATCTCCACAAACCCCCCAACCTCAACCGTCATTCCAGTCCGAAAATAATATTTCATTGGATAGTGATTCTATGATTAGCATTAGTTCTATGAAAGATTTACAGGGAAATACACTTCCTAAGAAATCTCGTCGTAAAAACTCGGGTTCGTTGAAAAATACGATTTCATTGGATATTTAAGATAGACGGACGGACAAACAGACAAACAGACGTACAAACAAACGGACAAACAAACAGACGTACAGACAAACGGACAAACAAACAGACGGTCATATAGGTAATATTCATAATATTACAACCCGTATTTTTTACGAAACTCTTTTTCTTCATTGATGGCTTGATGTACAATCGAATCGGTGTTTCGGTATTTATATATAAAAATCACTCCCATTGTACTAAATCCAACAAATAATACAATTAACCATGCCATCCAATTATACCCCTGTTTGAAACAGGCCCAATTTGCCCACCAAACAAACAAACCCGTAAAAATAACATTCGATAGTATTCCCAAAGAGGTTGTTCCAAAAAGAGAATAGTCTACTATGATTCCGACGATTGAAAAGAAAAGGACAAACCACGCAATTGAACACAATTTCATAATGGTGTATAATATATAAGATATATTATACATAAAAATATACATAAAAATATACATATTCCATCCATAAAATCAAAAATCTGTTTGACAAAAACAATATAAATATTTTTGCATATATATAACAACACCCAATCCCCAAAAATCCACTGTATGACAACGACCGCATATTCTTATATGAACGATATTATGTCCGCATTTGTAAATGGTTTAGTTTATATACATATCGTTTATATCATAAAGGAGGTTTTGTTTACTTTCCACCATTTTTACAATAAACTAAATCCGATTGAAATCGTATTGTTTGCATCCAATTTTTATAATCATTTACAAGATTTCATGGACGTATATACACCCGACATTGTGAAAACGGGATTCAATCACGCCCTATATTATTATCAATCAACGAGAGCCTATTTGGGAAATTACCGAATGGAACCACAAGAACCCTATTGGATATCTCTTTCGTGGATATCCATATTGGACAATTCGAAATATAACGACATATATCATTATTATCCGTCATTTACGGGTATAATCACCATTATTGAGAATATGGCAAATACAATGAATCCGATTACATTGACAAACGAGGTGGTATTGTATATTTCGAATCAAGGGAAACGGATTGTCCGAATTTGTTATCAACGGGATAATACAATCAAACAAGACGACGATATTATTTTCCATTTTTTCAAAAATATTTATAATCATTTCGAAGCCTTGTTATTTTCCAAATTGAAAACGACCAAATCAAATGTCCGATTTTTGGCCGTTACATATACACATCCAGATATGGACGAAAAGACATTAGATTTGACTGTAGGACCCGAGTATTTTATAGAAGGAAACGAGATATTGTCCTACACGTTTATTTCGAGATTACTCGAATACCAATCCGATAAGAAACACGTGTTTGATACCAACTATGTGGTGCAAGTAATGGACCACGATATCCAGACATTTGAATTGAATAGCAATCAATATGTTAAATTGGGCATGGATGATTACCAAATAATAACCCTGTAGGACACACACACCATCATACAAGATATTTTTACACAAAAAAGATATAAAGTTTAAATGCGAAAAATAATATACAGTGTAATTAGATACATGATGAATAAACACCAGCAACATACACTGAATGATAAATGGGATTTGTATTACCATTTACCAAACGATCGCAAATGGAATTTGGAAAGTTATACCGTTATTAGCAAGGATATTTCGAATGCCGAAGATATCATTGCAATTAATAATGCGTTGACTGATAATATTGTAAAAAAAAGTATGTTATTTTTGATGCGCAAGGGAATAACTCCTTTATGGGAAGACCCGAGCAATCGAAACGGCGGGTGTTTTTCATTCATAGTATCTAATAAAATTGTGAAAAATGTATGGACAGAAATGTCTTATTTATTGTGTGGGGAAACATTGACGGTTTCTCCCGAGCATACCAAACATATTAATGGAATTACCATATCACCGAAAACCACCTTTTGTGTCATAAAGATATGGTTGGATACGATGGAAACGGAGTATCAAAATGTCCATATTATACGGGATATTACCAATTTGTCCAAAGATGGGTGTATATTCAAGAAACATTCACCTGAATTTTAGGAATATGTAATAATATAATATTATATATTTTGGTGTTTGTAAATAAAATATATAGTATGTATATAAAAATGTCTGAATGGACTGATTTAGTAAAACGCGTTTATAATCAAAATAAACACAAACCTGGATACAAATTAGGCAATGCTATGAAAGATGCCGCCGCAATGCGTAAGGGAAACAAGTCGATGAGTGTTTCCAAGTCGGTTAAGAAAACTGCGAGACGCAGAAAGGGGAAAAGGGGAACTCGCGGTGGAAAATCACAACTATATGGAGGTAATGAACATTTGGGAGATAAAATGTAATAAGTTTATATAAGATGATGGAATGGAAGTATTTAGTACAATACAAACCGGGATTCGGAAATGCCGCTGTAATACGAAAGGGAAATAAGTCTGTAGGACGTTTGAGGAGGACAGTTAAGAAAACAGCGAGACGTAGAAAAGGGAAAAGGGGAACTCGTAGTGGAAGACGTATCAGAGGTGGAGCCCCTTTGCCTTCTGTACCTGAAACACAAGGATTTCCTGGTTTGAGATAATAAATGGATTGGTATGTGTGTGTGACATTTATAATAATGATATTGTGTAATATCATTATTTTTATGATGTGATTTTTTATATTTTATTTTGTTAATTCGGCGGCAACGGCGCAAGACACAGTTTGATTTCACCCAATGACGCAACATCATATTTGACAATCAGAGGCAAATCGTTCCCCAAATACATTTCCAAATGACTACATAGCGGTGTACATTTAATGAAATGGCTCAAACTCTTCAACGAGAATTCGCCCTGTATGACCACCGAAGCATCCGGCTTATTAATAAACTCCATATATCCATCCGATTCCGAACGAGATATCTGCGAACTCGCAAAATTACCCTCACACGAAAACAACAATTCATTTCCTACAGATTTAATTTCGATACGGTCAGAGATTCCATTTAAATCACGCACAATCTTTTGGAAATCCGAGGTGGGCAAATTGATAATGGTCGAATATTCCACATCCGGCACTTTCAATTCTTCTGTATCCGGTTCAATCAATCGCAGTTTTTGACTATAACACTGTTTGATATCCCCATTGTCGTATTTGAGTCCTAAATAAGATACTACACCGTCGTGGTAATCGGACTTTTCGATATACATCGTCAATGTATCGTCATTTGACATGGTCGAAATGACCTTGAATAAATGCAATGTATTTGCACACACAATAATCTTGTCGGGGTCACACACGTACTGTTCGAATTTCTTGGCGTGTAAATTCACATTTACTAAAATAGTATGCGTCTTGTCGAAATTGATGATACGCATTCCGTTCTTGGTAAATGTAATGGTGGCGTCCGTCAAAATATCCTTTATGGCCGTAATCATATTGCGAATTGGCTGTATTTGAACGGTCTTGATTGTCAATACATTGTTTTTTTCATTCATTATTATATTGTATTTTCAATGCCCAATTTTTTATATTGTATTTTGAACGAATTGTTTTTGGGGGGGGTGGGGGTGGATGTGGGGTTTTATGTTGATTGATATTGCAACCAATCAACATATTATATTTTGCGAATTTATTACTTCTCAAATTGAGCATTCAATTTTTGGTAACTTTCCGGACTATATATTTTACATATTTTATGTGTATCTAATGTCCCACATCCAGTTGTTTTGACACATACTTCTAAACATTCATTCATTTTTCGAACCCAGGTAATACGATTTTCATTTATGATCATATTATTATCGGTTTTGAGAAAGGTGACTGTGGGTTTGGTATTATTCATTTTGTTATAACACAAAAATAACTTTATATGGTTTTCTTTATGCCTTGTCGGGAATCACTCGTTGAGTTTTCCGGTCGAAATGGCCATATACTTTGAGCACGTCTTTTTTGTCGCGTGCATTCTTGAAATTGTCATACAGGTATACATTGTTTGTCACTTGATCCCATGCATATTCGTCTTTTCCAATTGTTATTTTGGTTATCTTGGTGGCCTTCTTTGTTGTATTGGTCTCTACTTTTTCCGTCTTATCCATTTCCAATGTAGGATACGACAAAAACATATTGGTTTTCACATCTATATTTGCAAAATAACATACCAAGTTCTCATTGCTGCTTGAATTATACAGGCTGCAATCAATGGCCGTTTCTTTGACCGATTTTAGAATCTGCTGATTAATATTGTTTTTGATATTTGCGACTTCAAACAGGTATTCATCTGTAGTAATGGGGGTTTTGGTTATACGACTTACATCATTAATACGCAATTCAATGTGTTTCTCGTTGGTTCGCTGCTCTTCCGTGAGTGTGGAGATATAGCAAAATACTTTGACGTTTCGCATATCGGGTGGTAAATCTTCGTGACTACAAATACGTCGGGCTCGACCAATGACCTGTTCTAACCGGACCATATTCCAATAGGGTTCGATAATATGAACAAAACGGGTATTGCGCAAATTGATACCTTCGGCACCGGAAGAAGTAATCATCATAATCTTTATGACATTTCCCATAAAATTATTCTCTGAAAGTTTGCGTAATTTTGCGGACATTGTTTGTGGAATCAAATGCCATGTACTATTGTATATATTACGAATAATCTCTTTTTCTTCCGGGGTTTCTGTACCGGTATAAAGGACAAATCGTTGTTTGTCTGGTGACAGATTGGAAGGAAGGTCCCACATATTATCTGCGGTTCGGACCAATTTGAATTCTTCCAGACCGGCCGCTTCCAAAATGAGTTTGAGGAGTCCAACACCTTCAATGGTTCGGAAATTACTATATACCAAATGAATACCACTGTTTGACTCATCCGTTAGATTTTCGAGGACCTTTTTGAATTTGGGACTGTAGGTTTCAAGGGCATCGGATGTTAAATATTCCTTTTCACGGGGTTTTAAATGATTGTATTTTAAAAAATCGAGGGCTATCTGAATACGTTTTTGATATTCGAGGATTTCTTCATTGGATAACAAAGAACCGTCCTTGTCGTCGTCGTCCTCCTCTATGTCTTCCACTATGTCTTCCTCAACCTCGTCCTCCACCTCGTCCACGTCCTCCTCCTCTTTTTCCTCCACCTCGTCCACGTCCTCCTCCTCTTTTTCCTCAATATCTTCCACGTCGTCATCGTCGTCCCCGTCGTCGTCTTTGCTACCTACACCACCTTTTTTCTTTTTGGCTTCTTTTTCTAATCTCTTCGCTTCTTTGGCATCTTCCGCCGCTTTTTTCTTGGCTTCTTTTTCCTGTTCCTTTGCAGCTTTGGCATCTTCCGCCGCCTTTTTCTTGGCTTCTTTTTCGCGTTCCTTTGCCGCTTTGGCATCTTCTGCCGCCTTTTTCTTGGCTTCTTTTTCGCGTTCCTTTGCCGCTTTGGCATCGGCCTTTGCTTCCGCTTTGGCATCCGCATCTTCTCTTTTCTTCACGATTTTCGAACCAGGAACTTTCACAATCTTCTTCAATACAACTTCATCTTTCTCGTTGGCCGGTTCATCCACAAGTTCCGCATCATCAATATATTCATCCGTTTTCTTTCGTTCATCGTGAGTCAATCCATTAAAATCATTCTGGTCGATTTTGTCGTGCATTACCATATCCGGTAACGGTCGTTTTTGTTCATCTGGAAATGCAAAATTACAACACGCGCGTGAAAAGATGCGATACGTGGACGAAATTTCATAAATGTCATCGGTTTGGCCCTGTCCCTTTTTCTTTTTCTTTTTATTCTGTTTTTCTTGGTCACGTTCGTCTTTACGAATCTTTTCATAAACTCCAAATTGGAAATTGCTCATTTCACACATTACAATGTGATATGTTTTACCGTCATCCGTCATTACAAAACTCGGCAACAATTGTTCTTGTGCACTGCGGAAATACGATGTAAGACCCAATATACGCCGTTTAAATAAATCAATCTCTTTGACATTTCCAGCATCCCCATCAATAAACGTTTCAATAAATTTATCTTTTACATCGGGAAGACATTTGTATAAATTCGGCGGCGAATCTCCCAAAGGATTAATTCCGTATTTGGGCAATACGCGTTTAATTCGTTCTATAAATTGCACATCGTCGATGCGATTATCTTCGTCAAACTGAATACCCCTGTAGGACTTAAACGTATCGTCTGTATCCCCCATGCCCCCACCGTCATACAGGTCATTATGTTTTTCGAAATATTCGACTTTTTCTTCGTCTTTAAGCTTAATGTCTGAACCAATTTGTGGATTTTTGATAACGATCCCGTCGCGAATGTCATACAGGGTTTGTTTATCGGTGATTATGTTTATCTTCTTTTTGGTGGAGGCGCGTTTCGTTTTCTTTTTGTGGATGGGGTTCTGGGTCTTGGTGTCTGCGTCTGCGTCAGAGACGGAGATTTTCTTTTTGGTTTTATTTTTTTTTGACCCTTTTCCGCCTTCCACCATACTTCTCATTCCGACTCCATCCCCGTCACCACCCTTTTTCTTGGTTCGACCCTCCGCCGCCGCCGATTTGTATACATTGACGAATCCATATGGATTCTTAGTAATTGTCAATTTGTTTCCACTATATTCCACGTAGTCATACATATCAATTCCTTCTTTTTTGAAAATGTCCAAAATGGTATCTCGATTCACGCGTTCTTTGGTGCTAATATTGACTTGAATTTCCCACGTTTTAATGTATCCTCTGAGCATATTAAATAACACACCGATTTCATTGGGATAATTGATAATGGGTGTGCCGGTCAAAAACACGACTCTTGCGTCCACGGCATTCATCAAATGGTGGTATAGGACAGAAGATATTGATTTAGGACGATTGATTTTATTTACAACACGACTCACGAAATTATGGGCTTCGTCAATGATAATTACACTGTGGTCAAATGGATTGACCGTATTGTCTTTGGTCAATTCGTTGAGTTTGGATACATTCAGACCATTGTAATTAATATCAATATATTTTACACGAATCATTTCATTCAATTGCGCATCAATGTTTTTCTGGTCATTCTCTGATAATTCCCCGAAATTAGATGCCTTTTTGACATCCACGAACCACGCACCTCTGTGTTTCTCAATATATGATTTGGGTAATTGTAATGCGGCGGATAATGCGGTTACTAAATCGGGCTGGCCTTCGGTTCCTACAAATTCCCAAAATTGATTCTTTCGGTATAAATGGTCCGCGCATTTTTTCAATTCAGAGAAAAAGTTCATTTTGAGTGAGGCGGGTGTCATGATATAGACCCGTTTTTGAGTCTTCATTCCTTCTGCAATGGCAATCGATGTGCACGTTTTCCCCGAACCCAGACCGTGATACAGGAGCAATCCCCTGTAGGGTGTATATAAATTCAAATAATCTTTGACAATGGATTGATGTGTCAATAAATCGAAATTGATATTTTGATCGCGATTCGCACAAGTAATTTCGTTGGTTTTTGCCAATATCTCGGCGGAATATGGTCGGAATGTTTCCGCAATTTTCTGGACGTATTTTCGTCGATTGTTCATGTAGTAAGGTGAAACACGGACGACGAGTTTTTTAGGTGGGGGGAGACGGTCGGAAATGGTCTGTTTGCCTATCTGGATTTTACCGAGGTTGGGTCCTACAGGGTTTATTTCGTTTGGTTGATCCAACTCTGTAATGACCATTTTGCCACGTTTGCGAGATTTCTTTTGTGGTTGTGGCGCAGCCTCCTCTGCCACGTCCTCTGCCTCGTCCACGTCCATGTCTACTCCCTTGTCCTCGTCCTTGTCCACCTTGTCTTTCTTTTCTCGTGTTTTTTTTGCGTCTTTTTCGGTATGTTCCAATAATTTACTGTTGGACAATATGATTTCATTTACGGTTTTAACGGGTTTGGTTTGTATCGTATTATTATGTGTTTTAGGTTCATTCATTTTGTCAGTTACGATTTCAGGAGGAGAAATGGATTCAATATTTGTTCGAACCAGAAATCCTGGATGAATTCTTTCTAAAATTAATCTTCGGTCCAACACTGCGGTTCTACTATCATCGATTAA